GCAGCGTTGCCCCTTCACGGTTGGGGTCGCCAGGTTCGGGAGCGATGCCTGCTGGCCAGGCTATTAGCCAGCAGCATCCCAAACCGCGCGAGATTCTAACAGCTTGAAGCCGTTTGCGTTATATCCGCTTCTTCAGTGCTTATATCCGGTTCTTCAATGCATAGAGCATTTCGAGCGCACGACGTGGGGTCAGGTCATCCAGATCCAGTTTAGCCAGCTCATCAAGTACCGGGTGCGGCAGGCTGGCGAACATGTCGCTTTGCTGCGGCGTCGCCGGTTTGCCCTTGGCGGTAGGTTTCGGCGCTTCATGCGGCAACGCGGTTTCTTCCAGTCGGCTCAGGTGTTCACGGGCACGCACGATCACTTCGCTCGGCACACCGGCCAATTGCGCCACCGCCAGACCGTAACTCTGGCTGGCAGGCCCCGGCAGCACGTGGTGCAGGAAGACGATGCGTTCGTTGTGCTCGGTCGCATTGAGGTGGACGTTGGCCACCAATGGCTCGGCTTCCGGCAACACGGTCAGTTCGAAGTAGTGAGTGGCGAACAGCGTATAGGCACGCAGATGGGCCAGTCGCTCCGCCGCAGCCCACGCCAGCGACAGACCGTCGAAGGTGCTGGTGCCGCGACCGACTTCGTCCATCAGCACCAGGCTGCGCTCGGTAGCGTTATGCAGGATGTTGGCGGTTTCGCTCATCTCGACCATGAAGGTCGAACGGCCACCGGCCAGGTCATCGCTGGAGCCGATTCGGGTGAAGATACGGTCGACCAGCGACAGTTCGCAACTGGCCGCCGGTACGAAGCTGCCAATATGCGCTAGCAGCACGATCAGCGCGGTTTGACGCATATAGGTGGATTTACCGCCCATGTTCGGGCCGGTGATCACCAGCATGCGCGTGTTGTCATCGAGGCTCAGGTCATTGGCCACGAACGGCGTGGTCAGCACTTGCTCGACCACCGGGTGACGACCCTGGGAGATGCGCATGCACGGCTCGCTGACGAAGCGCGGGCAGTTCAGGTCGAGGTTCAGCGCACGCTCGGCGAGGTTGCTCAACACGTCCAGTTCAGCCAGCGCGCTGGCGGTGTCCTGCAGCGGTGGCAACTGGCTGATCAGATCTTCCAGCAGCGCTTCGTAAAGCATCTTCTCGCGCGCCAAGGCACGGCTCTTGGCAGAGAGGGCCTTGTCTTCGAACTCTTTCAGCTCAGGCGTGATGAAGCGTTCGGCGCCTTTCAGCGTCTGGCGCCGGATGTAATCCGCTGGCGCTGATTCGGCCTGCTTGCTCGGCAGCTCGATGAAGTAGCCGTGAATGCGGTTGTAGCCGACTTTCAGATGGCTCAGGCCGGTACGAGCCTTCTCGCGGGCTTCCAGATCGATGAGGAACTGGCCGGCGTTTTCGCTCAGCGATTGCAGTTCGTCGAGTTCACTGTCGTAACCGGTTTTCAGCACGCCGCCGTCACGGATGACCGCCGGCGGGTTGTCGATAATGGCTTTTTCCAGCAACGCCGCCAGCTCCGGGTAGGTGCTGGTGATAGTCGCGAGGTTTTGCAGGTGCGGTGCTTCCAGGTCAGTCATCGCCACTTGCAATTCAGGCAGGGCGCCAAGGGCGTCGCGCAGCCGGGCAAGGTCACGAGGACGCGCGTTGCGCAGGCCGATCCGCGCGAGAATGCGCTCGATGTCGCCGATTTCCTTGAGCTGCGGTTGCAGCTTTTCGAAACGGTAACCGTCGAGCAGGCAGGTGATCGAGGTCTGGCGCGCCAGCAATACCGTCAGATCGCGCAACGGGCGATTCAGCCACCGGGTCAGCAGACGGCTGCCCATCGCGGTCTGACAGCGATCGACCACCGATTGCAGGGTGTTGTCGCGGCCACCGGCCAGGTTGGTGTCGAGTTCAAGATTGCGGCGGCTCGCACCGTCCAGCACCACGGTGTCATCCAGACGTTCGTGACGCAGGCTGCGCAAGTGGGGCAGGGCGGTGCGCTGGGTTTCCTTGGCGTAGGCCAACAGGCAACCGGCGGCGCCGATGGCCAGGGTCAGGTTCTCGCAGCCGAAGCCCTTCAGGTCTTGGGTAGAGAATTGCTGGCAAAGGCTTTTCAGTGCCGAGTCGCGCTCGAAATCCCACGGCGCACGGCGACTGACGCCACGGCGTTTTTCCGCTGGCAGGTCTCTTGGCCAGTCATCCGGGATCAGCAACTCAACCGGATTGATCCGCTCCAGTTCCGCAAGCAGGTTCTCCCAGCCTTTGATTTCCGAGACGCTGAAGTTGCCGCTGGTGATGTCCAGCACGGCCAGACCGAACAGACGCTCATCACCCAGCAGCGCAGCGATCAAGTTGTCGCGGCGTTCGTCTAGCAGCGCCTCATCACTGACCGTACCCGGCGTGAGGATCCGCACCACCTGACGCTCCACCGGGCCTTTGCTGGTAGCCGGATCACCGACCTGCTCGCAGATCACCACCGACTCGCCAAGCTTGACCAGCTTCGCCAGATAGCCTTCCGCCGCGTGGTAAGGAATGCCACACATCGGAATCGCCTGCCCCGCCGACTGCCCGCGCGCGGTCAGAGTGATGTCGAGCAACTTGGCCGCTTTCTTCGCGTCTTCGTAGAAGATCTCGTAGAAGTCGCCCATGCGGTAGAACATCAGCTGGTCCGGGTGCTGATTCTTCAGGCGCCAGTATTGCTGCATCATCGGAGTGTGGGAGGACAGGTCGGAGACGGCTTTATTCATCGGATTGTCAGGCAACTCGTTAAAAGATGTAGGGCAAAAGCGGGGGCATCAGCCGGGCTTTTCCGCGATGGGCGCAAGGTTACCATGGGCAGTCTGTCGGACGCAGGCATCGCAGCCGGGTGACGGGTTTCTTCATCAAAAAGTGTGTTTATGCACGATTTATGCAAATCAGCATTTGTCTTCGCGAATAACTTCAAGCACTATGCGCGTTATGCAAAAACGCAACGTAGCCTCCGTCTTAAGAGCACTGCTCGACCAGCACGGGATCTCCCCCACGGAGCTCCACCGTCGCACCGGCGTGCCTCAATCCACTCTCTCGCGGATCCTCAGCGGGAAGATCGTCGATCCCTCGGATAAACACATCTCGAAGATCGCCGAGTACTTCGCCGTGAGCACCGATCAATTGCGCGGGCGCGCAGATGTCGCGGCGTCGGCCGGTGCCGTGCGTGATGACGTACACGCGGAACTCAAGGATATAATGCTGTGGGACGACGATACGCCTGTCGATGATGACGAAGTATCGGTGCCGTTCCTTCGCGAGGTTGAATTGGCTGCTGGATCAGGAAGATTCGTCATCGAAGAGAGCGAGCGCTCTAGCCTGCGCTTCGGCAAGCGCAGTCTGCGCCATAACGGTGTGCAGTTCGACCAGGCCAAGTGCGTGACAGTGCGCGGCAACAGCATGTTGCCGGTGCTGCGTGATGGTGCCACTGTCGGTGTGAATGCGGGCAAGTGCGGCATCGGCGACATCATTGATGGCGACCTGTACGCGATCAATCACAATGGCCAGTTGCGCGTGAAGCAACTCTACCGCCTGCCTACCGGCATTCGTCTGCGCAGCTTCAATCGCGATGAGCACCCGGATGAGGACTACACCTTTCAGGAAATCCAGGAAGAGCAGATCGTCATTCTCGGTCACGTCTTCTGGTGGGGCATGTACGCCCGCTAACCCGACCCTCTTCAGATAAACCCGTCCAATGGCGGGTTTTTTTTCGCCTTGATGAAACCGCCAAACCCTTGAGCTGCGGGGCTTTCATGCGCTTGCGCATTTATCATGCATAAATAAATGCATTTACGCATTGACTGTATATGCATACATGCATATCCTTGCCACCAAGCCGCTCGACAAAGCGGCTGGCAACAAAGCTCTTTAGTTCCACAAGAACAGGCAGCGATGAACCGGCCTCAACGGTTCAGAGGGTTGGCAACTGACCCGGGTGTGCAGCGTAAAGCACCAGAAGCAGTTATCCGGCGGGCAGGGACCGCGGTCGGAAAAACAATCTGAATGGACTCGTACCGCGCCAGTAGCGCCGAAAAGTCAGCTTCCTTCTTGAACACAGGAATTGAAGGAAGGCGAAGGAGCGCATTACTGAAAGGCCCGGCGGACTGCCGGGCTTTTTGGAATGCCTGCCTGATGGATATCCCGTTGAAGAACCTTGACGGAGAGGCAAGTAAGCAAAACTCAAGGACAGTACTCGCGATGAGTGCAAACAGGAGAAACAAATGAACCGCTACGCTTTTGTTCGATTCAACTATTCCAAAGCCTTCAACAAAGTTCTGGTGATTGTCGACGCTGTAGAGAAGCCTACGGCCATGCCAGTAGAAGCACAGTTGTCGAATGGTTTTTGGGTGGATATCACAACAAACCCGGCAGTCCAGGTGGGATGGAAGGGGACGACAACAAACTTCGTTGATTGGGAGTTCAGTGAACCCACCTATCAAGAACTCGAAAAGGATGTGGCGCAAGAAGCGCTTGAACTTCTGTCTGCTGCTGGCCAGTGGCTGATGTTGAATTCTCTGCATTACAAGGTCGACTTGGATGTTGCCACCCCTGAAGAACAAGCGCTGTTGCTCGCCTACAAACAGTACTGCGTGGGTCTCAGCGACATGAAAAAACAATCCGGCTATCCGTCCACCGTCAACTGGCCGGTGGCACCGTTCTGATTCGATCATCACCTTCATGGCCTCTATCGAGAGCGCATTACTGAAAAGCCCGGCCCTGCGCCGGGCTTTTTGGAATGCCTACCTCAAGAGAAAACGATTGAACCCTACACACACCATTCATCCAACACTCCCGGAGGCGTGACATGACAACCGAGCAACAAGCGTTGGCGGACATGCCGATCTGGCTGGTCATCCTCCTTGCCGTCGTCGGCGGGGTGTCCGGCGAAATGTGGCGCGCCGACAAAGAAGGTGCCCGTGGCTGGTCGCTGCTGCGGCGACTGGCCTTGCGCTCCGGCGCCTGCATGATCTGCGGTGTGTCGGCGATCATGCTGCTGTATGCCGCAGGACTTTCGATCTGGGCCGCCGGCGCGTTCGGTTGCCTGACGGCGATGGCCGGCGCCGACGTCGCCATCGGGTTGTACGAACGCTGGGCCGCCAAGCGCATCGGCGTCTGCGAAGTCCCGCCTCGCGACCAACCTTAACCTGAGTACTTCTCCGTGCCGCCATTTTGGCGGCAGGGTTTCGCGTGGACGATTGAAAAGGAGGTCATGTATGCCCACACCGATCCAGCAACCGTCGCAACTGTTCACAGCCATCGCGACGACACTGCGCAACACTGCCGGACTCAACCTCAACGTCGGCAATCACGATGATTTCACTGCACCGGGCGATCAGGCCTGGGTGCTGATCGATTTCGAACGAAACGCATCGGCAGAGCGCGCCACTGATGGGCGGATCGCCCATGTAATGACGTTGTCGTTGCAAGTTATCCCGGCGCTATCCGCAACGACATTTGCGGCCTGCGATTTGATCGCGGTACTGAAAAACCTGATCACAGACAACCGCTGGAACCTGCCCGGCGATCAGTGCGATTTGCCAATGACCATCGATGGTCTGCCGTCGCTGCTGATCCGCACCGATCAGCAATACAAGACTTGGACACTGTCATTCAACCAGACCCTCTACCTCGGCCCGACCTTGCTTGACGACCCGCTGGGCACGCCGAAATTCGCTCGCACCTGGGAAGTCAGCAACATCGACGACCCCGACCAGTACACCGCGCTGGAGGCCTGAAATGTTCGATGCACTATTGCGCATGCAACTCGGCCCGATCATCGAGCGTCTGGCCGAGATGGAAACGGAAATTGACGACCTGCACCGCCGCGCCGAAAGCTTCTGCCGCATCGGCATTTGCCAGACCGTCGACGCCGCGAGGAACACCTGCCAGGTCAGCCACGGTGGCTTGCTCACGCCGGCCATCAAGTTTTTCAACCCCAGCGCCGGCGCACAAAGCGAATCGCGGATTCCAACGGTGGGTGAGCAATGTCTGTTGTTCAACTACGGCAGCGGCGAAAGCGGCGCACAGAGCGTGGCGTTGTTCGGCTTGAACAGTGACCGTTTTCCGCCAGCCTCCACCGTGCCGACGCTGACCCGTCGAGTGCATCAGGACGGCAGCGAAAGCGGTTACGACGATGCTTCGCACACCCTGCACTGGCAAAACGGCCCGGCAGCCTTCAGCGGTTCACGCGATTCGCTGGAGCTGAGCATCGGCCTGGCCCGGTTAGCGATGACACCACAACTGATCACCCTGCAACTCGGTGCCGTCGGCCTGACTATCGACGCCTCGGGCGTGCACTTCAGCGGCCCGTTGGTCGATCACCAGGGCCGCGTCATCAGCCCCTGATTCGAGAGCCTCCCATGATCGGAATCGATAGAGACAGCGGGGCCACGGTCGACGACTGGCTGCAGTTTGTGCAGCGCGCGACCCGGGCCCTGACCACGCCGCTGGGCACCCGGCAAAAACGGCCCTTGTACGGATCGCTGATCCCCACGCTGTTGGGGCAGAACCTTGGCGATGACGTCCTGCTGTTAGCCCAGAGCCATGCGGCGCAAGCGTTCTACAACGCGCAGAACGGCATCAGCGATTTTCAACCGCAAGTGATCGTCGCCAGCCGTCGGGGCGCCGGTCTGCTGCTGCGTTTCGCCGGCACCTGGAAAAACCGTCAACAAACCTTCGAGGTCGTGACATGAGCATGTTGATCCCCGGCCAGAACCAATTGGCCGAACCCGCGCTGATCACCGTTGAAGCCTTCGAAGACTTGCTCGCCGAGTTCAAGACTTTCGTCGTCGAATACGTCGGGGCGCGTTCGCCGGACAGTGCTGCGAAACTCAAGACCAGCCTGGAAAACGAAAGTGAACTGCTGACCTTGGCGCTTGAAGCTTTCTGCGTGCGGCTGCAAACCCATGAGCGCAAATACAACGCTCGCATCAAGCAGATGCTGGCGTGGTGGGCGACGGGCAGCAACCTTGATGCGCGTCTGGCAGACATGGGCCTTGAGCGGCAGTTGCTCGATCCGGGCGATCCGGCGGCATTCCCGCCGGTGCCGGCGATTTATGAAAGCGACGACGATGCTCGCTTGCGTTACTACCTGGCGCCCCATGCACCGGCAGCAGGTTCGCGGATGCAGTATCGCCGCGAAGTCTTCACCCTCGGCGAGCGTCCGACGGTGCAGGTCGAGTCTACCGAGGCGGGGGTGGTGAACGTCACGTACACCTTCGACCCGGACGGGCTCGCTGCGCAGGTCAAGGATGGCAACGGGCGTCGCACGGCACCAGGCGAAGTGCAGGTCACGGTGCTGTCCCGCGACGGCGATGGCACGCCTTCCCAGGCATTGCTTGAAGGCGTTCGTCAGCACTTCGCGCGGCCTGATGTGCGACCGGAAACCGACCTCGTCACCGTCAAGGCTGCCGACATCCAGCGCTACAAGATCCGCGTCGTCGCCAAGATCAATTCCGGCCCTGATTCGGGCCTGACCAAAGTCGCCGCGCAACGGCAATTGCAAGCTTACGCCGACAGCTGTCATCGCCTTGAAGGCCGGGTCGATCCGAGCTGGATCGACTACACGCTGCACAGCGCCGGAGCCGTGCAACTACAGATTCTCGAACCGCTGGCGCCGATCGTGACCACAGCGTTTCAAGCGCCGTACTGCACAGCGGTCGAGGTTGAGGTGCTGACGCTATGAGTGAAAAAACTCAGCGCCCGACGCTGCTTCCGCCCAACAGTTCGGCACTCGAACGCGGCCTGGATCTGGGCTTCGGCGCACTGCTTGATCGCATCGCGCCGCCATTTCCTGAACTCATGAACCCGAGCGAAACGCCGGTCGCCTTCCTGCCGTATCTGGCAGCGGATCGCGGTGTTGCCGAATGGAGCACCGCTGCGCCGGAAGCGGAAAAACGCCTGACCGTCGAACTCGCCTGGCCCACTGCGCGCCAGGCCGGCACTCGCAAGGCGCTGGAAAACGCTGCCAAGGGTTTGCAGTTAAGACCCGAGATCCGCGCCTGGTACGAACAGACACCGCCCGGTGCGCCGTACAGCTTTTCCGTAAGAGCCTTCAGCGACCAACCCTACAGCGAAGAAATCGACGCCCGTCTCGACCGACGTCTGGCCGATGCCAAGAGCGAACGGGATGTGTTGACGGTCTCGGTCGGCTTGAGCGCTTTCGGTAATCACGTCATCGGCGCCGCGACGTTCTGCGGCGAGCTGACCACGGTTTATCCGGTGTTCATCGAAGGGCTCGAAACCTCGGGAGAGGCGTTCCTGGCCGCCGGTATGTACACCGTCGAAACATCCACTATTTATCCTCAGGGGGCCTGAATGGCTGACTATTACACCCTGCTCACCAACGCAGGGATTGCCTACGAAACGGCGTGCAAGGCCGCGGGCACGCCGATCAAGTTGACGCAGATTTCCGTCGGTGACGGCGGCGGCACGGTCTACAACCCGGCCGCGACCGCCACCGCGCTGAAACGCGAAGTCTGGCGCGGGCCGCTCAATGCGCTGTTCCAGGACGAGAAGAATCCGAGTTGGCTGCTCGCCGAAGTGACCATTCCGCCGGATGTCGGCGGTTGGTATGTGCGAGAAGCGGGGCTGTGGACTGATACCGGGATTCTCTACGCCATCGTCAAATATCCGGAGTCGTTCAAACCGGTTCTGGCCACGTCCGGTTCGGGTAAAGAGTTCTACATTCGCTCGATTTTCGAGACGAGTAATGCGTCTCTGGTGACGTTGTTGATCGACGACACCGTGGTTAAAGCCACGCGTGCCTGGGTTATGAGTTACTTCGCCGAAGAACTCGGCAAACTTGATGGTAAGCAGTCGGTGCGTGTCGCCGCATCCAGCAACATCGTGCTGAACGGTGCGCAGCAAATTGACGGTGTCGCAGTGATTGCTGGCGACCGCGTGCTTGTTGCGAATCAGACGCTGGCCAAGGACAACGGCCTGTGGATCGTAGCCAATGGCGATTGGGTGCGTGCGTCCGATGCCAACAGCAGCGCCAAGGTCACGCCGGGACTTACGGTCATGGTCGAGGAGGGCACGGCGAACGGAGATTCGCTGTGGCACCTGACCACCAATGCGCCGATTACCCTCGGCACTACCGCTCTGACATTCAAGATGCTGGCCGGGCGTACCGGGATTGCTGCCGGGACTTACAAGAGTTTGACGGTTGATGAATATGGCCGAGCGACTGCGGGGGCGAATCCCAATACATTGGCCGGTTTCGGGATCACTGACGCCCTTGGCATCAACGCAACGGCGGTAGCGGCTCGAAAGCTTGAAACGGCGCGCAGTATTGCTATCTCCGGCGCAGCGAGCGGCAGTGCGTCCTTTGACGGATCGGCAAACACCAACATTTCCCTGGCACTTGCCGATTCAGGTGTGGCCGCTGGTACCTATACAAAAATTGCCGTCAATGCCAAAGGGTTGGCTACTAGTGGCACGACGCTGGTCGCATCGGACATTCCTGCGCTGGATTGGAGCAAGATCAGCTCAGGAAAACCCAATACGTTGGCGGGCTACGGAATTGTCGATAGCTATACCCAAGGCCAGACCAACAGCGTTGTCAGCACTTCTTTCGCGAACTTCTCTGCGGCTAGCCTCCAGGTTCCAGCCTTTATCAACGGCTTCACCGACAACCATTCCTCCCGATACTGGAGAGCCAATGGCAATATCTATGTCTGCCTCGATGTTGCCCGCTGGGTCAGTAGCGGTACCGATGCATTGGTCATGTTCACGCTTCCACCGGGCTTTCGACCCCTCAGCAGAGTGAGCGGCGCAGGCGGTTGGGCGACCAGTGGCCAGCTTGGGTTCGGTTTGTTGTCGTGGCGCGCGGAAACCACGGGCGAGGTTGTCCTGGACTACTCGATTGGATCGGCGTCGGGTGTGAGTGGCTATCGCTGCCAGTTCAGTTTCTGCGTTCAAGCGGCTTAAGGGGGCAGCATGATTTTTGTCATTGATCAAACCGGGCTATTTCTCTACGCCACCGATGCCCCGGTCGGGGCCGAAAACTGGACGGCTGTCCCATTGCCGCAACCTTGCTGGAATCCGCGATTCAAAGGTAGGCGAATCAGTGATGACGGCGAATGGGAAGGCCATTGGGAACATGACGGCGAGCCTGCGCCTACCGTTGCTGACCTGTGCGCGAGAATTGATAACTACGCCGACCAGGCGCGGCGGATGGTTGCAGTCGATCCACTCCGGGCGGTCGAATACGAACGAACCGCCGCCGAAGCACAAGCATTCAAAGACGCCGGTTATCCCGCAGATGCGGTACCGCGCACTGTGGCTGCCTGGGCAATCGCAGGCCGTACGCCTCAAGAGTCTGCCGACGGCATCCTGATCGAAGCGGCTCGCTACGCAGAGGCCCTATACCTTATTCGGGAAAGGCGCCTGGAGGCGAAAGAACTGATTAAGGCCAGGATTGCAGTTGATGCAACCGATGAAGCCAGACAGATCGCCGAAGAAGCAATCAAGGCTTTCCAGGCGACGGTGACTGGCGTTCAGGGGTGACGGTGCGTGTCGTACGTCTGTGGTTCGCAGCGCGGATAGTCCGATAAGTGCACCTGATTCGTGAGCTCGTCACCCAGGTGGATCCTGATACCTGAAGTACCCACCGGTTCAACCTGAACCAGCAACTCAATAAACGTCCCGAATCCGGGGCGTTTTCTTTCCCCCACAAAACCCTCAACACCCGCCAAGCCCCTCCCCAAGAGGGGCTTTCCCGTTTATGGAGAAACGAAAAATGGCAACCCGCCAAACCTACACCGTGCTCGTCCCATTCCCCACCGGCGGTGGGCACTGGTCGAGCATCGGCCAAGAGCTCGATCTGCTCGACGTCGAGGCCAGTGCACTGCACTTCGCCGGTCGACTGGAACTGAAAACCCCCTCCACCCAGGCCAAAAAGGCCGCTGCCAAGAAGGCTGACTGAATATGGCTGAGGTTCTGAACTTCGAGCACAACGGCATTACCGTCAATGCCACCGAATCCCCCGAGGCCATGGGTGGCCTGGGTGACAACGTCATCGGTCTGGTCGGCACTGCGCCGAAAGCCGATCCGCTGATTCCGCGTAACGCACCGTTCCGCATCAACAGCTTCACCACCCACGCGCTGCTCGATCCGACCGGTTCGGAAGAGGGCACGCTGTACCACGCGGTTTACCAGATCCTCAAAGTGGTCAAGGTGCCGGTCTACGTGGTCATCGTCGAAGCGGGCGCGACTCCGGCCGACACCGTTAACAATGTGATCGGCGGCGTTGATCCACTGACTGGCCGCAAGCTTGGTTTGGCCGCGTTGGGCAGTGTTCCGGAAGACCTGACCATCATCGGTGCGCCGGGCTTCACCGGCACCAAAGCGGTGGCAAGCGAGTTCGCCTCGTTCGGCAAGCGCATCAAGGCCCGCGTGGTACTGGACGGCAAGGACGCCTCGGTCGCCGATCAAGTGCTGTACAGCCAGGAACTCGGCGGCGCCGACCTCGGTTTCGACCGTTGCCTGGTGGTGCACAACATGCCGGCCGTGTACTCGAAAGCGGCGAAGAAAAACGTTTTCCTGTCGCCTTCCAGTCTGGCGATTGCCGCGCTGGCCAAGGTCAAACAATGGGAAAGCCCGGGCAACCAGGTGACCTACGCGGAGGACGTTTCGCGGGTCGTTGAATACAACATCCTCGACACTTCCACCGAAGGCGATCTGCTCAACCGCTACGGCGTCAGCTACTACGCCCGCACCGTGCTTGGCGGCTTCTCGCTGCTGGGTAACCGCTCGATCACCGGCAAGTTCATCAGCTACGTCGGCCTCGAAGATGCGATCAGCCGGAAGCTGGTCAAGGCCGGCCAGAAAGCCATGGCCAAGAACCTCACCAAATCCTTCATGGATCAAGAGGTCAAGCGCATCAACGACTGGCTGCAAACCCTGGTCGCCG